GAAAGCTGTTCCAATATTCGCTGTCAGAACGCTTAACAGGCGGGATGCGGATCGTGGCCGACCAGCGTGCGCCAGCGTGCCGAACAACTTGCTGTGCTAGTGTGAATGGGCTTTCGCTAATTGAAACAACATCAGTTGCGGTTATTTCAACGCTGGTAACGCCGGTCTGTGTCGGAAATGTAAGTGGATAACTTTCAGCCATAACTATGCCCCAAATGCGCTGGCGAATGAACCGCCACGCCGCCTTGCCTCAAGCACCGCCGATTTTGATGCTTCTTGTATCTGCGGCAACATACCCATCACTTCAGCGCGTACCGTTTGCGAAACGCCAGCCGATAGGTTGATGGTCTGGTGAACAGTAACACCGCCGCCAGCACCGCTTGGAACAACAGTGCCAGAAACGCCATCCGGCACAAACAGTTCTGCGCCTTTTTCACCGACCACAGAAACCTTGTTGCGTGGTGGTCTGCCGCCATTTGCAAAGAACCCGCCAAAAAACTTTCCAACGCTTGCAGCAATACCAGTGCCACCACCGCCACCCATTGCAGACGCCAAAGGCGCAGTGATGCTTTGCTGAATTTGGATGCGGATCAGATCGCTAATAATAGACCGCGCCATTGACTTGAACGCATCTTTCGCGCTGGCGGTTCCCATAGTTACATCAACAAGCGCATCTTCTAGCGACTTGATCCCACGCACCGCTGCGCTTTCCATATTTTTTTGAAGGTCTCTTGCACTGTCAGCCAAATCCATCAATTGCTTGCGATAGGTCTTGCCGGTTTCGTTCCCTGCGTTCTGTGCATTGTTCAATTCGTTTGTGGCATCTTTTGTGCTGTTTATTGCATCGCGCAAATCTTGAAAAAAGCCAGCCGTCACAAATGAATATGTGCCAACCCTTTGGATTGATTTCAACGCATCATTATCAATAACGCGGCCAAGTGCTTTCGCCGCATCAATAATAAAATTTAGACCGCGAACAACACGATTGACAAAACCTTGAATGGAAATGCTAATGCGTTCTGCCATATTGACAACAGACAAAGCCAACGCTTTAGCAAAGTTCTGCATTCCACCGGCTGTTTCAATTGCTTTGACCAATTTATCGCGGATCAAGTCAACAATCACGCGGAAAGCTGGCGCAAGACCAGCCGTTATTTGATCTGCAACGCCCTTAAACATCACGCCAAGTTTCATCATCGCGTCATTGGCTTCTTCAACACCCTTGACCGAACTTGACGACAGTATAAAGCCAAGGCCTTCAGCGTCTTGGAACATCTTTTGCAAGGCTGCGCTGCCGCCTTCCAGCGTGTTTACAAACGCCACGCCTTCGCTATCGAACAGCTTAAACGCCAGACGCACTTTATCGCCGCTGCTTTGCACGTCATCAAACGCATCAGCAAGCGCAAGCATTTGCTTATCAAGTGGTTGTTTGGCTAGTTCTTTGGCGTTCAGACCAAGTTCTTTCAACGCATCTTTAGCTTCGCCAGTGCCGTTTGCAGCTTCAGACAAACGCCGCGTAAACCGCTGCACCGCCATATCAACTGTGCGCGTTTCAACGCCAGCCAGATTAGACGCATATCGCAGCTTTTGTAATGCTTGACTGGTGACACCCAGCTTTTGCGCGGTCTTGCCCAGCGTGTCGATGCTTTGCAGTGATGATTTGATCAGCAAGCCAATACCAGCCGCACCAGCAACGGCAGTCAGCCCGACCTTGAAGTTGAATAGTGCTTTGCGAACAAGCCCCAGCGATTGGTTTAATTTGCGAAAAGTGCCGCGAGTTAGGTCTTTCGCTGTGATCGTGAAATTAAGATTTTGATTTGCCATCTTCGATCACCTTAAAATATGCGAACCATTCGTTCAGTTCTGTCAGCGTCAATTCTTCAATTTCGGCTTGTGTCTTGTGAAGGCGATCCGCTAGGGCTAGCATATTTAGCCTTAACGGGTCGCCCTTTAGTTTTTTTCCGCATCCCCAACGCTTTCAACATCGCCAAACATCTGCCCAGCAATATCAGCAATCAAGGCCACGCTATCACCCATCAAAAACATTTTATCTTCAATGGTAAACAATCGTTTGCCATCGGCATCTTCAGCTTTGGTAATAATCAGATCAACCATTCCGCTGATCGTCATATTGTTCAGAAAGTCTTTGTGCTTTCTTTGCAGCTTATCAATGTCGCCAGCGGTAATTGAGCCAGAATAGATAACTAAAGGCTGATTATCTTCGCCCCACTCATCAACTTTAATCACTTTACGATCACGCTGTCTGCGTGCCGCTATCTGTTCTCCCAAACCCATTTTTTACCCCTTAAACGGTTGTTTCAGTTAGGCCACCAGTGCCTTGCAGCGAATAGGTGGCGGTGTTAATTCCATCAGATGTTACACCGATTGACCGGCTTGTGACAATCGCTGAACCAGTCAGTTGATGATCGCCGCTAGTGTTGCCTTCCATCTGCAACTTCAATGTTACGCTATCGCCAGCGGTTACTGCTTGCTGTGCTGTGTCGGTATCGTCAAAATAGGTTTCAACAGTTGCTGTGAAATCTGTGAAGCTGGCTTTGTATGTCTTTGAAGTGTCGCCCATCACTGTGTCTTCAATTGTGTCGGCAGTTTCATCAACCGAAAAGCTAATCACTTCAGCCATTACGTCTGTGCCGATTAGAACGACACCATCGTTTCCTTTAAAAGTCGCCATCGTTATATCTCCTAAACGGCAGTTTCAACGTCATTTTCTTTGGTGCGGTATTGCACCGAAAGAGTAAACCGACCAACGGCAACCGGCTGTTCGCCATCACCGCTATAGTCAGCCTCAAACGCAACAACCTGTGCATCTTTTGCCAGATTGTTCAGCGTCACATCAGCGGCAATGGCTTCTTCAACCTCAACCGCAATTCCATCCAGCGCATTATCATAATTCGCTGTACCAATTACATATGCTTCAACAGCAACTTCCAAAACCCGATTTACCGAACGCGCCAGCGTGATTGTATCAAATTCGGTCGCTTCGCTCTTGGTAAAAATGCAAAGTGCCGGAAGCTTTGTCTGTTCCAGCGGAAAGATACGGCTGCGAAATACGTTGCTGCCGGTCGTGGTCAATCCCGTTAATGCGGTCACGATCTGGTCGCGGATTTGCTGCCGAACGTGCGCCATTTATTGTTTCTCCAAAACCAGCGTGGTCATACCAGTACCGTCATCCTGCACAATCCGCATTGTGTAGGCCACCGCGCTGATCGTAATAGTGTCGCCTTCAGCGGCGGTGCTAACGTCTGCGGTGCGGCAAACAAAGCGTGGTTGCTGTAATGCAAAGCCAACGCCCCCACCAGCGTCAACTTCAACGAAATCGTTGTCAAAAATGCCATTGATCGTGCCGCCGTTATAGGTTGCGGCAACACCGAAATCATCAACGCCAATGAATATAGCGCGATCATCTGCGGTTTCGACAGCCATTAGTCGGCGTCCACTTCAACCGGCTTTGCCTTTTTAGCTGACCACAGCTTTGCATAGCCGCGATCAATCAGCTTGTTCGCCTCATCTTCGCGAACATCGTGATCTTCGCCTTCAAGCATAATGCCGACCGATCCCGCTTGGCAGTCTTTTAGCGTTGTGATTTTGATCAGTTTTGTTGTCATTTTTTCTTTGTGTTCCGCTTTACTAGGCTGGCCGCTGATTTCTTTGTAAGGCCAATTGCCCGATCAGTGATGCCTTGCTTTTCTTCATATACCTCGACCTTGCCAGTATTGACTAGATCAAGCCCCACATTGTCAGTCACTTCGACAATATCGCCAACAACGTGCGCTTTACCGCCGATTAGAATATTACGTTTACACTTGATTTTCATCATTCACCCCTATGGGAAAAGCAGGGCGACCGGAGCCGCCCCGCTAGTTATTTAGGCATCGATGTCGAGACACGCAGCGAATGACTGTGCGTGACGAACAGCAATGTCCAGTTCTTGCATAACGCGGATGCGTACTGCGCCAGTTGAACCGGCTGTGTATGGATCAACCAAAACGTCTGGTGTGCTAAAGAAGCCCATCATCAGTTGGCTAAAGTCACCAAACACCATTGCAGAAAGTGCGGTTCCAGTGCCTTTGGTCAGATCAGATGGAACATTGTTGGTTATTGAAAGATTGTAACCATACAAGCTGTTCCAAGGTGCATCTAACAGCATAACGCTATCTGTTGACGCAACCTTTGCAGTTGAAGCCATCAGAGACTTAACCTTTGGGTTGGTCAGATAAGCAAGCGTGTTGCCGTTAATAGCAGCATTGTCAACTTCAACTTCTTTAACCAAGTTGACAATATCATCCCAAGCAATCGCGCCACCGTTTGTGCCGATTGCAACTGAACCGATACCGGCGGTGCCAGTAATGCCAGTTGGCTCGTTAGAACCGCCGCCCTCGATTGCAACATCTTCAATTTTCTGTGCAATCGCGTTCAACAGGTCATCGCGAACAATCTGCTCAACAGATGGGTCAGACTGGATCATCAACAGGCGTGAAACGTCTGTAAATGCGCCAAGTGACTTTGGTGACATTGTGATCTGTGAGAAAACAGCGTTCACCTCAGATGTTGCGCCATTCTCAGCCACAAAACCAGCAGAAACGCCGGTTGCCAGCTTTGGAATAGCCACATCGCCACGCAGACCAGTCATAAAGCGTGCGCCAAGCTCGTTGAACACTAAGCGTGACCGCAGAGCATCAACAAACTGATCGCCAAGATGATCTGTTCCGACCAAGTGACCACCGGCTGTAGCTGTGCCAGCAGTTAGGTCACGACGACCGCCCCAGAAGCTATCTGGCGCATAAAAGCCGCGTGCTTCGCGACCAGTGCGCTTTGCGATTTCTTCTGAAACTTCACGCTCAAGACCTTGCAGACCAGAGCCATTTACCAAGCCGCGAACAGCTTTGATGAATGAATAGTCGCGCTGCTCTTTAGCTGACATATCAACCGCACCGGCTGACTGCTCAAGTGGCTTGCCTTCGCCAATGGCGTCAAGCAATGTTGCGCGGAATTGTGCAACAGACTGGCCTTCGCCGATAGCTTGATCAGCTAGGTCACGGCGGTTGTGTTTAACAGCAAGATTGATGATCTCGCTGGCATTCTTTTGGAAATCGCGCTTGGCTGCTTCAGCGGCTGCTTCACGGATTTCATCGTGATTTACTTCAGACATAATAACTTTTTCCTCTGTCTTGATAGTAGGTTCGATAAATTCAGCATTGCGATTAACGCCCACACCGGCATCGGCTGGCACGCTCACAATACTAGCTTCGTATGGCAACCAAGAAGAAACACCAACTGTCCCATCGGCTCTCTTGTCTTCCATTTGGCGGATTTGATAACCGATGCTGACGTTGCTTCGTATCCCATCCTTGACGTCTTGATAAACTTCTTGAGCCAGTGCGCTTTTTCCAAAGCGAACCACCGACCGCAACTTGCGATCAGCTTGATCCAAATAAGTTCTTTCAATGACACCAATTTGTTTTGTCAGATCGTGGTCAAGCAATAATGGTGCGTGACCGCTGTTCAATCGTGACAAATCTGCCGCGCCATCATCGTGACGCAAAACCTCTAAACCAAAAGAACGCTCAACGGGTTCTTCAGATGAAATCGACATTCTAACGCGCCGATCATCTTCTTCCACCATTTCAGCCGCCCCAGCGCGGTGCATAAGTTCACCACGGTCAAAGCGTTCTTCAATATGTATTTCTTCATTTTCCATTGGTGCATTATCTACCAATTCAGCTTCTTTTTCAATCTGGTCATTTTCAGACATTTTCAGCCCCTTCTTCAACAATTGCTGGCACTGGTGCCTTTGTGCCAAATGGCTGGAAAGCGGTATCAATGCCGTAACGGTCGGCCAGTTCACTTTCGCGGTTGATCTGTTCAAATATTTCTTCGGTATCGCGGCCATATTGCGAATGAACATCTTGCAAGCTAATGATGCCGTTGTTCAGTGCTGTCACGCTGGCGTTGATTTCTTTAGCCGGATCGACCCACGCAAAACCGCGTGGCCGGTATATCACTTGATCTGCAAACAAATCATACTTTCCCATCGGCAAGCTAACGCGGCCAACAGTAATAGCCATTTCCAGCCAAGCGCGGTAAATCGGATCAATGAAGTGATCGATCATAAATTGCTGCACCATCTTGAAATGGTCGCGATCTTCAATTGTGCCTTGCCGAATTGATGAATAGCTAACGCCTTCAAGGTTATTCGCCAGCGATACATATGAAACGCCAAGACCGGACGCGATGCCGCGCAAGATGCCCTTTTCAAACTCCGCAAAGCTGTCTGTCGGGTTTTGCGGGTCAAAGGCGGTGAATGACATTCCAGCCGGTAACTGTGTGAACGTGGCTGGCTCCGCTGACATTATAGGCGCGTGATTGTCGTAATCATCGCCAACAAAGCCATCACCTTCGGGGCTGGTGAAGAAACCCATCTTTGACGCAGCAACCCGCGCATTGACCAGCGTGGCTTCTTCATAACCATCCAGCATCTTTAGGCGCGATAATACGTTGCTCATCCAAGGCACGCCCCGCGTTTGACCGGCACGATCCTGCAAATAGCAGTGGATAATCTCACTGGCTGGCACAATCTTATGATGCCGTTTTGTGCGCGATCCATAGCCTTGATCGTGATGTGGGTGATCTTCAAACAGGTAATAATTCAACGGCTTGCCGGTGCGCTTGTCTAATTCAACGCCCATCCGCACTTCGTTGCCGTTGTTCAATCGTGCGTCATAACCCTCATCAAGATAATCGGCCTCTAAAAACTTTAACGAAAAGCCAAACGGGTTTCCGGCTGGGTTCTTAATCTTTTGAATTAGCACTTCGCCATCACGCGCTAATGTTTCCATAAACAACCGCTGCGCTTGCACCCAAGACACGCGTCCATCAACGGTGCAAAAACCAGCCCGACCCCAAGCTTGCCACGCTTGTTCAATGATCCGGTTGCCCACGCTGTCTAATGAATTGTCGTCATTCCGCTTTCTGACTTGTATCCGCACGCCATTCGCGCCGACCACGTTTGTTGACATAATCTGCAAATAGCGTTTGGCATATGGGTGGTTGCGGCTGATTTCGCGGCAACGATCCCGCAAAACGCGCAGTGATGGTTTAATTTCGGTTGTTTCACCAGCCAAAGCGCGTTCTTTTTGCCGTTCTTTGGCATATTCCTTGCGGTAAAAGTCACGCGCATCAATCAAGTCTTGGAAACTCATTTTTGTCAATGACCGCCCGTTGATCGAATAACTTGAAACGTCTGCATCAGCCTTGCCTTGCAAGATGCTTTCAATCTTGCCAATCATTATTTCAGCGTGCGTGCGCGGGTCAGCCCCATTGACGTCCAAATCTTCAACGGCTTTAAATGTGCCGCGTTCAATAACTACGCGATTGCTGGATGCGGTTTCTGTGACTTCTAGCTGCCAGTGATAAAAGCCAGCAACAAATGCTGCGCTG